GCGCAGCAGCTCGGCGACCGCGAGCGACCCAGCGCCGGCCCCCCGAGGCGCACCCGGGCCTACTCCCCTGACCTCGACCCGGGCGGCCGACCCGCTGGGGGTGGGGGTAGGCCTCCCCTTCCCCCCTCCCTCCCCTCCCGAAGCGGCATAGCGCCTCCCTGTGCGTACGGGCATAGAGGTCGCGATCAAAGACAGCGCCCCGGACCTCTCCGGGAGCCCCCACGGCCCGCCCGGCCCCCTCAACAAAGCGCACAGCCTTTGTAAGACCCCTTCCAGCCCCCGTGAGAGGAGGCCCGCTCATGGCACGCGGCACGATGCACGCCCCGAAGCCCGACGGTGAACGCCGTCGACGCAATGCGCCCTCTCACGGCGAGTCCGTCCTCACCCCGGACGGCCAGCTCCGCGGCCCTGAGCTCGCAGGCACCTACGCCGCCGAGACGAAGGCCTGGCACGAGACCTGGAGGCGCTCGCCACAGGCGCAGCTCTTCCAGGACACCGACTGGAGCCGCCTCGCGCTCCTCGCCCCGATCGTCGAGGCCTACTTCCGCCGGCCCACCGCCGCGGCGCTCTCCGAAATCCGCATGAACGAGGAGCGCCTCGGCGCGACCGTCGTCGACCGCATGCGCGCCCGCATCCGAATCGCCGAGCCCGAGCTCGACGACGCCCCAACCGGCCCCGTCGGCTCCAACGTGACCCCGATCACCGCCCGGCGCGACTCGATTCGAGCGCGCCTCGCGGCCGACCCCGAGCCCGAGCCCGAGCTCGCCGAGCTCCCCACGGCGAGCGATCCCGCCCCGTTCTAGTCGCGAGGGCGCCTCCCGAGAGGAGCCCTCATGGCCGACCACCTGCCCGGTGCCAGCTTCTACCGCGCTGTCCTGTCCGTCCCGCCCTTCCCGACCGACGGCAGCGTGAAGACGCTCGGCTACGACGTCATCGAGTGGGTCGAGGGCTACCTCCTCCAGCCCGACGGCGACGACGCCGGCGAGCCCTTCCGCTTCTCGCGCGAGCAAATGACCTTCGTCCTTTGGTGGTACGCCCTCGACTCCGTCGGCGTGTTCCGCTACCGCCGCGCGATCCTCCGCCGCGCGAAGGGCTGGGGCAAGTCGCCCTTCCTAGGCGCCCTCGCCCTCGCCGAGCTCTGCGGTCCCGTCCGCTTCGGCGGCTGGCAGCCCGACGGCGAGCCCCGCGCGATCCCCCACCCAATGCCGTGGGTCGTCATCGCCGGCGTCTCCGAGACGCAGACGAAGAACACCCTCGACGCGATCCGCAGCATGGCCGAGGACTCCCTCCTCGTCGATGACTACGGCCTCGACGTCGGCATGACCCGCCTCCTCGTCCCCGGCGGCGGCCAGCTCGTCCCCGTGACCGCCTCGGCGAGCACGCAAGAGGGCGCCCGGCCGACGTTCGCGATCCTCGACGAGACGCACCACTGGACCGCCTCCAACGGCGGCCACAAGCTCGCGAAGGTGATCCGGCGGAACCTCGGCAAGGTCGACGGCCGCTCGATCGAGACGACGAACGCGCACGAGCCCGGCCAGGAGTCGACCGCCGAGAAGAGCTACAACGCCTGGCGCGCGATCGAGGAAGGCCGCTCCCGTGCGGACGGCATTCTCTACGACGCCCGCGAGGCGCCGGCGGAGATCGACCTCGCCGACGAGAACGCCGTCCGCGAGGGCCTGCGCTGCGCCTACGGCGACTCGCATTGGGTCAACCTCGACCGCATCCTCGCCGAGGTCTACGACCCCGACACGCCTCCCGAGGAGGCTCGGCGCTTCTACCTGAATCAGATCGTCGCCGCCGCCGACGCATGGGTCGCCCCTCACGAGTGGCGCAAGAATCACCGCCCCGAGCTCGCGCCGCTGAAGCACGGCGAGCCAGGCTCGAAGGCGAAGCGCGGCGACATGGTGACGCTCGGCTTCGACGGCTCCCTCACCGACGACTCGACGGCGCTCGTCGCCTGCCGCGTCGACGACGGCGCCGCCTTCCTCCTCGCCATTTGGGAGAAGCCCGAGGGCCCGCAGGGGCAGGGCTGGGAGGTCCCGAAGGACCAAGTCCGCGACGCCGTCGCGCACGCCTTCTCGACTCTCGACGTCGTCGCGTTCTTCTCCGACGTCGCCTATTGGGAGACCGACGTCGACGCCTGGCGCGACGAGTACGCCGAGCGCCTCCTCGTGAAGGCGACCACCCGGCACGCCGTCGCGTGGGATATGCGCGGTCACCAGCAGGAGACCGTGCGCGGTGTCGAGGCGCTGCACCGCGCGATCACCGACGGCGAGCTCCCCTGGAGCGAGCACGACCTCATGGCTGGCCCCGCCCGAGGGCGCGACGCCGCGGCGATCCTGACCCGACACGTCGAGAACGCTCGCCGGCGCCCGAACCGCTGGGGCGTCGGCTTCGGCAAGGAGACCCGCGAGTCCCCGAAGAAGGTCGACGCCCTCGCCTCCCTGATCCTCGCCCGCATGGCCCGGACACGAGTCCTCGCCGACGGCGGCCTGAAGAAGCGACGCAAGCCTCGCGGCCGTGTCGCCGGTTTCTGACCGCACCCCGACCCCTGGAGACACATTGGCCCTCGACGCAGCACTCGCCGAGCGCCTGGACTCCGAGCTCCGACGCGACCTCGCACGCGACGGCCGCCTCGGCAAGGTCCGGCGCTACCTGAACGGCGACCACGACATGCCCTACATGCCTCGCGGCGCCCGGCAGGAGTACCGCCACCTCGCGAAGCGCAGCATCACGAATTGGACGCCGCTCCTGTCGTCCACCTACACCCGCGGCCTCTTCGTCGACGGCTACCGCCCCGCGCGGGCCGCCGACAACGCCGCCCCCTGGAGCTACTGGCAGGCGAACCGCCTCGACGCGCGGCAGAACATCGCCCACCGCGGCGCGCTGGAGTACGGCACGAGCTATACGTGCGTCCTCCCCGGCACGCTCCAGACGAAGCGCGTCCCCGTCATGCAGCCGCTCTCGCCGCTGCGGTCGGCGGCCTGGTATCAGGACCCCGACGACGAATACCCCGAGATCGGCTACCGAGCGAAGGGCACGACGGCCGACGGCACCCGCCTGATCGAGCTCCTCGACCGCGACAGCGTTTATACGTTCGCCCGGCCGAAGGACGCCGACCGCTGGACCCTGTCTCGCAGCGACGAGCACGGCCTCGGCGTGACGCCCTTCGTCCGCTTCCGCGATCGCCTGGACGACGAGAGCGTGGGCGTCATCGCGCCGGCGATCACCCTCCAGGACCGTGTAAACGAGGTCGTCTTCTCGACCCTGATCGCCCTGCAATATGCCAGCTTCCGCCAGCGCTGGGCGACCGGCCTCGCGATCCCGACGGAGCCCGTCACCGGGCCCGACGGCGAGGAGACCGGCGAGGAGGTCCCCGTCGAGCCCTTCGAGGCCGCGGTGAATCGCCTGTGGGTCTCCGAGGACTCCGAGACCAAATTCGGCGACTTCGCACAGACCGAGCTCTCCGGTCATATGTCGGCGTACGAGTCGACCGTGAAGACGCTCGCGGCGACCGCCGAGCTCTCGCCCGTCGTGATGATGGGCGACCTCGTCAACATCGGCGCCGACGCGCTGGCAGCCCTCCAGGACGGCCAGCAGCGCCGCACGAGCGAGTACGAGACCAACTTCGGCGAGAGCTGGGAGTCGGCCTTCCGCCTCGCCGCGCACGCAGCCGGCGACCCGATCGGCGCCGCTGACACAGCCGCTCAGGTCCGGTGGCGCGACACCGAGGCACGCTCGCTCGCCTCGACCGTGGACGCCCTCGGGAAGATCGCGACGATGCTCTCCGTGCCCGTCGAAGCGCTCTGGGAGAAGATCCCCGGCGTCACCGACCAGGACGTCACCTATTGGAAGACGCTCCGGCAGACGGACCCCCTCGCGGACATGGTCGCCGAAATCAGCCGACAGGGCGCCGCCGCTGAGGCCGCGCTCGCCCCGCCCGCCTCCGTCGCTGACCCCGCGGAGGCCGCCGCCTAGGAGGTGCCCTCGTGGACGATCTCGACCTCATCGCCCGCGCCCATATGGCGCAGCAGGTCCGCGAGGTCGCGCAGACGCAGGCGACCCTGGCCCGGCTCTGGGACCTGACGCTCGACCCGTCGGATATCGACGGGTCGTTCGCCCGCTTCCAGGGCCGGGCCTCGGCCCTAATCAAGGCAGCGCGAGGACGCGGCGAGCTGACAGCGCAGCAGTATTACCAGGCACAGAAGCTCCTCGCCGGCTTCGAGACCGCCGCCCCGCTCGTCGACATGCAGCCCGACGGCGCGCGCGCGAACCGCAACGCCCTGCACGCGACCAGCGTCGCGAAGGCGAAGGCGGCGATCGCCCGCGGTGAGAACCCCGACGTCGCCCTCGAAGCGGCCAAAGCGGCGATGCTCCGCTCGGCGAAGCGTCGCATCCTCGAAGCCCCGCGGAAGCGCCTCATCGCGCTCTCCGACGAGGACGACGACGCCCTCGGCTGGGCCCGGGTCTCCGACGCGAGCCCGTGCTATTTCTGCGCGATGCTCGTCTCCCGCGGCCCGGTCTACACCGGCGTCACCGCCAAGTTCCGGGCGCATGACGGCTGCGGCTGTTCCGCCCGCCCTGTGATGAAGGGCGACCGCTCCGGCGGCTGGAGCGAGGACGCCCGGGCGCTCCGGAAGCTCTGGGACGACCCCGGCGAGTACGGCGGCGAGCCCGGCTCCGGCTTCGACTGGCGCTCCGCCTACAACCGCGCCCGGACCGATCCGAAGTCCGCCCTCAACGCCGCGACGGCTAACACGCTCACCCTCGCGGCCTGACTGAGAGGAGGCCGCATGGCCCTCTACCCCGTAGGCATCTCGTCGTACGGCGAGCACCGCGGCAAGATGCAGCACGTCACGAGCGCCAATGATGCTGCGCAGGTTCGCGCGCTGATCGCCGAATCCCGAGGCGTCTTCGCGAACGGCGCCGTCCTGAGCGTGAACGAGGGAGTCCGCTCCCGAACCGACCAGGCCGCAAAGCTCGCCGCCTGGCGCCGCTACCAGAATGGCGGCCCGTGGGCCCCGCTCGCCGCGAGCCCGCTCTACACCTCCACGCACGACGTGGCGTTG